CTCAAGCTGTCCCCATTGAGAGCTGAGACGAAGTGTAACGGTGAAACGACCAAAACCGAACGAAGAGCTGTTCGGGCCCCTTGACTTCATTGCAGGGGGTTGGCTTGGCCCTTGGGTGGACGACGGACCTGGATGGTCCTAGAAGCACGCCCATGGTCATCCTCGGCGAGGGAGATATGCAAGACATGCGATCGGGAGGTGATCCAAGCGTTTTGCAAGACTTTCGCACAGTCGAGGTTGAAGGAGACTCAGAGTCATATATGGTTCCGAGTGATGATCCCAGAATGCAAAGGATGCCTGCGAAGGTGTTTCTCGTCAGGAGAAAAGACGGAACGGACTTTGTACGTGCCCAATGTCATCTACAACAAGGTGGCCTCTGCCGGCTTGGCTGGACGGACAGCATGTGCGAAGAACAGCGTCACGAACTCCAACATGAAACTGGCGGCGACCCCGTGTTTGCAACAGGACGATGCCAAGCTGGACGGTGCGTATTGCGCGGCTATTCAGACATTCCTCCCACAACTCATAGCTTTGAGCTCCCACCCAATGGGAGACTCAAGTTGCTTTTCGCGGTTCAAGAGGAGGACCCAAATGGAGTTAATGTCGTATGGTTGGGAGATGCTGGTCCCGCTTGGGTTTCCGGCAGCAGGAGGACCACCCAGGGCATTACCTGCGAGATCTGCAAGCACCAATGCGGGTGGGGCGCCATCTGCAACGCCAACGGCATCCGCGGACGCGGGCACAACGGCCCAATCCGCATCGAGTTCGTCGGTCCCAGACCCTCAGGCGCAGGCGACCCCAGAGGTCCAGCCCTCGTCTGCTGCGGCACCAAGCGTGGCTGGTACGATGGCTGCAGCTATTGCACCGGATACAGAGGAAGTCTGTGCAACGCTTATCACGGTAAGCGATCCGCGCGAAGTGCATTCGACCGATTCGCCGCTCAATGGCACCAGTGCGCCTGTTGGCGTGAGGATTTTGCCAGGTATCGCGGACAAGAAGTACTACTCGAATACCCTCGCAAACGTCGAGGACGCAATTGAGGGGAGGATTACAACCAAGAAAGTGGAGTTCACTGCCACCGATGAGGAGAAGAAAGAGATTCGCAAGATGGTGAATGCTCTCATCACTCAGGCCTTCGGCGAGAAGAGGGTCAGGAAGGTGGTAGGCTCTATACTCTTTGGTGACCTCAAGAGCAAGAAATGGAGTAGAGTCCGCGTCGAGAACGGCTTACAACAGTTGCACGAGCGCTATTCACCAGGCATGCAATTCACGTGCTCGATCAAACTAGAACCCATGCCATCTGGCAAGCCACCCAGGCTCCTCATCGCGGATGGGGACGGGGGCCAGATAAAGTCATGGCTCGTGATCGGCACGTTGGAACGCCTGTTGTTTGCGCACTTCACCAACAACTCGATAAAACAGGGATCAAAGGCCGAAGCAATGGAGCTTCACGAGGCACACATGAGGATCGAGAAGGCCAAGGTGGCCATCATGGAGAATGACGGTTCAGCATGGGACGCATGCTGCCGTCACGAACTAAGGAACCTCATCGAAGTGCCGGTGATCGAGAGCATCATCAAGACGATTGACACGATCGTCATCGCGGAGAACGAGTGGAGCCAACACCGTGTGAGGAAGGACAAGGCCAGGCAGCTCACACTGCGGTTTCAGCCCAAGGTGAGGTACACTGACCCAGAACCAAAGGTCACACAAGAAGAGCTTGAGTGCGCAGCGATGAACAAACCAGTGTTCATCCACATCGACGCCATTCGCAGGAGTGGCGACCGCGGAACCTCTTGCCTAAACTTCTTGACGAACATGGTTTGCTGGTCGTGGGTACTTTGCGGCGGGAAGAGCTGCTGCCT